ACATTCCACCAAATAAGAAAGCATCATCAAAAATATCTGGTGGAGACACTATGTTATTACCGCTGATTGCATTATTTGCGATTAAATTTCCAGTAATCTGATTTACAGCTATAAGATTTCCAGTAATTGTGCCTGCCACAATATTATTACCACGAATAGCATTAACTGCTATTTTGTTACCTAAAACTGCACCATCTGCAATTTTTGTGGTCGTTACTGCACCAGTAGCAATCTCAGTTTCACCAACAGCACCTGGATCAATTTGTCCAGCACTTACTGTATTGTAAGTTACCAGACTAGCCACAATATTGCGAACTACAATATTATTGTCACCTAAAGGTGGTGCTTCATCAAATGAAATCAATCCGTCAGTTATCGTATATGAAACGGATGGTGTTTGAATTACACCACCAACAGTAACTTCAATTGCTAAAGCATTATCAAATGGCTGTGCAATTTGAAACTGTGTGCAAGCACCATTACCACTAAAGAAGGTAACATATGGAACATACGAATTAACTTCGGGTCCGTTGCCAACATATGACATTACGTAATCTCCAGAATTGAAGTAATAACATCAGCAGAAGAAGCTACCGAAGTATTAACTTGCAGATAATCTCCAGCTTCTAATACAAGTTTTTGATCACCACCAACCGGCACTAATGCACCACCCGGAGCAATCGTAGCATTTTGAACTAGGTAAACATTACCTGTAATTGTGCCACCACTTAAAATGACATTTGCTGAAATAGGTGAGTTAGTAATATTGGCAATAGTCATACCAATAACAGTCGCTTGCACACCAGCACCAGCGGCGTAAGCATTTTGTGCCGTAGTTCCGGCGGCTTTGAGTGTTTGATTTCTAAACGTATTTGCCATAAAATCCTCTGTTTTCCTTCAGTATTTATTCAACCTAAGGCAATAGAAAAAGCAATTGATGAGTCAATCGCTGCTAAAATTGTGTTATAGATTTGAGTATTTGCTTGACCAACCAAGTTTGTAATATTACCAGTGCTTGTGTTTAAGTTAGCGGCGTTGATTGAGCCGGCAACACTCAGATCATCGAAACCAATAGAATCTAAAGTCGTATTGCCTGATATGGTCAAATTACCATAAATGAATGTATCACCACCAATGTATGCATTGCTTGTGATATTCGCTACGGCAATATTACCACCAACAATTAAGTTTCTAGTGATATTTGAACTTGTGCCTGTTACAGTTAAATTGCCCGGCACAGAAAGCGAACTTGATGATAGTTCAATATTCGCAATATTTGCTAACGGTGCAACAATACTGCCGCCAACATTTAATGTTGTTGTGACATTTGCGGTGATAATGTTACCACTTAATGTTAAATTTGAACCTATCGTATTTCCAATAACAACCAAAGTTTGTGCAATGCTGGCATTGCCTGCTATGGATAAATCGTTGAAACCAATAGCATCTAAGGTCGTATTGCCTGATATGGTCAAATTACCATGTAAGAATGTATCACCACCAACAAACAGTCTATTAGTAACATTGACAGAGGTTATGTTTGCGATTACGTTGGCGTTTCTACCAATCGTTATATCTCTGGGCACCGTAACATCATCATTTAAAAACAAAACGTTAGCAATGTTTGCTGTATTTGCTCTTAACGTGTTAATATTTGCTAATGTACGAACATTAAGAGAAGCATCAGAGCCTTCAATAAAAATTGAAGAGTTTGCATAAAACCCACCACCCGTATTATTAGTCAAATTGTTAGCCACCGCCACCAATGTGGAGGTAGTGGTTAACCACTCTTCAAAAGTATTGGCTGTTGAAATTTGATCTATTGCCATCTTATGTTCTCGTTACAAGTTGTTGAAGAAGATTTTTAATTTCTGATATATCATCTTCTAATTTATTTACTTTATTTTCCAACTTTTGTTTCTCTTCCTGTTCTTTTAATTTTAGTTCTCTCTCTGCATAATAAGCGGCGAACTCTTCTCTATTGACATTAAGAAGTGCCTTACTCTCTGTGTCACGATAAAAATTTTGATTGTCTTTTATCTGAACAAACATATTTAAACCGTCGCCTCCGGTAATGCAACAACACGCAATTGAGAAACTAAAGGCACATTAACTGTGCTTGAACCAAACATAACTATCTTAATTGCGAATGACATGAAGTCTTTATATTCGACTCCATTAGCACCCGTATAGCGTACTCTATTATCAGGATCGCCCGAATTGTAACTTCCTGGAGCAAAAATTGCCTCGAAGAAATCACCTCTGCCTTTTGAAATAGCATTAAGAGTTGTCGAAGTTTCGGTCATCAATTGATAATTGTTATCATTAAACTCAGAAGGGTCGGATTCTGAAAGTAGTTTGTAATACACAAGAATTCCTGAACCCGGTGGACGATAAAGATCCATATAAACACGTAAATCACCGGCATCAAAACCTGGAGCAAGTTGGACTCGTTTTGTGATGTAGCGAATATTTGAGTTACCTCCGGATGCCTTATCTTCCCCATTATATACGGCAGTAGCACCAGAACCACTTCCTCCAGAAATTGTTAATATCGGTGAAGTGAAGTAACCTGTTCCAGGATTAGTCAACTCAATTCGAACAATTTTATCACCATCGGTAACTGCCCTTGCTGCACCACCACGATCATCGGCTGTTCCATTTGGATAAGTAAACGTCACACTTCCATTTGTTGTATATCCAGAACCTTGATTCACAATAATAAATCCTGTATTTTGCAACTCCATGTTATTGATTTTATTTTCAATCGTCAAAAGATTTAAACGAGTGATGTCAATCATTGGAGAAACATCCGGATTATTTGTTGTCAGCGTGGCTCTTACTTGGAATGTAGTATTTCCCGTTGACTTATTAAGTATTCTTCTACCGTATCCATCATCACAACTATAGTCGGTATTTTTAACCGTAGTTAAGAGTTCATGAGTTCCGCCGGTCTCAAGTTCTGAAATAAATTCGTAAGAAACATCAGAACCAGATAAAGCCGCATCTGTGGACATAAGGTTAAAAGTATCAAAGACAGTATTCGCCGAGTAGTCTGTCATATCAACTTCAAAGAATCCTTGTCCAGTACCAGTTGTAAACACTCTCTTTTGAATACTGAACATGATGTCTTGTTCTTGATCAGCAGTCCAAGTAGAACCGTTTTGTGATAAGAATAAAGACCCCGTGTAAGGTTGTTCCGAAATTTTCACAGTAGTTCGAATATCAGTTGCACCAATTTGTGCAATATAACACTCATACCCATTACTGTTCGAAACAAGTACAAATGAATGTTCTCCTGGTAGTAACAATATTGGAACATCAAATTTAAACTCAGTGTATTTGTTTGAATCTGTTACATCAGGATTATCAGTTATTGTTACTTGATCTGGAGTCAGAGTTTTTTCGGCATATGGATAAACCACAGCGGAAGAAGGATACCCGTTATCAACTGGTCGGATTTGACAAGTCACCGGAGCAGTTAAATCTTTTGTCTTGAAGCAAACACGAACAGAATCAATCACGATACCTTGTGGGTATTGATTTGGATTAATCAAGAATGTTTGTGCAAGAGGGTCATAGTATCCAATAACAACGTTGTTTTTTCTAGTTGTAACAACTGACGATTTGATTGAAGTGACTGTTTCGGTTGTTGTTTCGTTTACAGTTGATCTTGAAACCGTAGGAGTAAAGACTGTCACAGAAGTTGTTTGTTTTGTATCTACTTGACCTTGTGACAAAAACTTTACATCTCCATTTGTTCTAGAGTTTTCAATGTTGTTAAACGAGTCATCAATTAAACGTAAAACTTTTTCACCGGTTCTGAATACATCTGCTGGTAAAAAGAAAATAGCGGCTGTTGCACCTTCTTTTGTTGTCTCTAAATCACCTATTGTATAAACAGAAGTTGAATCTGGAATAGTTGTCCAATTTCCATTAATTGTTGCAATACGGGTAGAGGAATCATATGAACTTATCGTAACAGACTGTCCTTTACCTGTTCCAGCAAGAATTTGAATTCTTTTATTCACATAATCAGCGGCATTAGTAGCACCACCAGCAGAAAAAGCAAATGTGATCGTGTTGGTTGTGCCAGCAAGAGCAATTCCTGTTTGATGATACCATTTGTCTGCTCTGTACGTTCTTCCTGTAATATCACCTTTAACCCAAATACCATTTGTTGCACACTGATCCCAAGAACCAAAAGGTGCTGTTGGTTGCATATTTACAGAGAACAAATTGTTATTTGAAGTCAATGCTGCACCACCAATTCCAATTACTGTATCTGTACTTAAAAGTTCTGTGTTCGAAGACGCCTGATAAAAAGTTACAGTTTCAGAGTTCGAAATTGTTGTCTGATATTGCAAGTTATTTTGAACCATCTCAAAACGATTTACTTTTGCAATTTTATCATTAACATTTACATTATCAAAAAATGCGTTAAGTGAAGTAAAAGGTTTAAATTTAGTGGCCACAACCAATATGTTTTTTGCTCTCATAAACTGAACAATACTCACATCAATTAATCTATCACCAAAAGATTGAGTAAGTTGTTTAGGTGCAATTGTGCTAACGATGTTTGTACGTGTTTTCTCAAGAGTTTCTGTCTGAACAACATTAACTCTTTCCGTATAATCCACATCTCTTTTTACTAAGATGCCTGCACCGCCGCCACCGGAAACTGCTACGCCACCACGGGCTTCAAATCCACGTGCCCAACTGTCATCACCTAAAGCATCTATTCCAATAAGTTCTCTCTTACCCACTTCTCCTATTTCTTGAACGCCAATCACTCTGGTATTCCAGTCTCCATATTCAGTAAACTTCATGGCTTCCCATGCTTCTCTGGCTTCAGCACCTCCAGATAAATCGATATTTTGTGACTCTAAACGATTTTCGGAACGCCAAACATCGGAAGGTGGATCAAGAACAATCGAACCAATGTAATTAACAATATTAAACGGGTTAATATTCATTGTTTTTGATGCTCTGTTCTGTACAACAAAAGGAGTATTTGTTGAAGAAAGCAACATCATTGGACCATTAATATCAACGTTTTGATTTGAAACTGAATTATTAGAAAATACTCTTGTGGAAGCAAGATTGAATGAGCCACGTAAAGTGCGTGTAACAATGTCGATTGCCGAATTAAAATCGGGTCTGACTACATCAGCCGCACTTTTATCAATAAACGAATCAACAAATACGCCATTTTTTGGTCTTGCTATACCAAATGAATCACGAACTGTTCTATCGTTTTTATTAATTGTGGCAAGCTCGGCAATCGATAAAGATGTATACAATTCAAGGTTTGTAATTCTCTTATCAAGTTTGGCGATGTCCTTCATTGTATATCTTCTGTGATTAAATGCTTGAATTCTCACAGCAGAAATCAACGTCACATAAGGAGGATAACCTAAAATGTAAAGAGTCATTGAATCATCAGGTTCAACAGGCACAACTGGAGTGAGCGATGGTGTTCCTTGTAATACTTGAAACTCTCTATTTTTATTCAAAACAATTCGGTCAATTCTAGGTAAATAATATTCAAAGTCCATCAAAACATCTAAACCGGGTTCAGCAAGTTTTGGTCCTAAAACCGCTTCATCGACATCCAAAATAAAGTTATTTGCTCTAGATGTTGTTGTAGCACTAACACGAACCGGACGGAAATCTAAGTAATCTCTTAGGAAAACTTTTGATCCTCCTTGTAGTGCGTAAATAGGAATCATATCATAACTGACACCTTTACCACCACTTTCTTGTGTACCAAGTCTTGTATAAGAATCGATATCAAAATAACCGGAACCGTTTGAAGAAAATCTGTTATATCGAACGACCAAAGGACCTATTGGAGCGTTTTGTCCTGGTTTTAAGGTAATTGATGACCAATCATAATAGGAGTCTTTTTGACCGGTATTTAAAATATATCTACTCGTAACATTTGATGATTCGGTAAGTGCATTATATACAGACGTAGTTACATTTGCACCATTCAAATCAAAAATAGCGTTAATAGAGTGAACATCAGTCACGTACAACCATTGTGGCTGTCCCGGTCTTCTTTCAATAATTGATTGATTGATGATAGTCTGACCGTCATTGGGTGCAATATTGGCATTGGTATTACCAGAAACAGCACTACCAAAAACGCTAATATATGTTCCTAGTCCTAATCCCCATGCTGGATCAACCAACTGAGTATTTGCTTTGATAAATGTTTTTGTTTTTGAAGTTGGATTTGAAGCATTAACAACAGCATAAACGTTTGCTGTCATGTTTGCACCATCTGTTACAGTGATTGTTCTTGATGCAGTGTCTACGGTAAAATTTTCAGCCGGAACAGTTCTACCAACTTGATACCAACTTGTACCCGAATTAGTTGGAATAACTTGATAATATCTTTGTTTTGAATCGGTTGTAGTTGCACTTTGTAGAGTTTCTCCAGTACCTAAAGATAATGCTTGCGATACTCCACCAGTAAATGTAACAGTTTGATATAATCTTTTATATGAATATGAAAAATCACGTATGGTATTATCAGCAACGTTTTCAACACCAACCCTAACTAGTAAAGGCTCTCTCTTCGAATCTCTGATTGAAACAGGTTGAAATAATCCTTTAGACTGAACAAGTGTGGTTGTTGATGTACCAATTTGTTCATCTTTTGACAAAGGTGAAACGTTCGCCATTGCAACACGGGATAAACCAGGACCAAATCTAACGAGAGATTCGGCATCAGCAAATTTAGGTTCAAGTGTAAATCTAAAATTGGTTCCAACAGCGGTACTAAAAGGTGGAAAAACTGTAGCAGTTAAACTCGACCCAACATAATCAGTAATTATTCTTACTGAATTGTCACTAGGTGTGTTTAGCGGTGCGCCACCAACAATCCTCAATGATAAACCTTTGTACACATCATTGTTTGCAGCAAAGCCAGCAGGAAATACTACTGTACTTGCTGAACCACCTGTTGCATTAATACCATACCCACCGTTCGCTGCAATAGAACGAGTGTTGACATCTGTTAGATATACTTTGTAAATATAGTTATTACTTTCGCTTGTGTTGCCAGAAACAGAATAAAAAGAAACAAGTTTAATTTTTGTGTTTCCAATTGTTGTGTTTGCGTAAATTGAAGAATTTCCAGCATAACTAGTTATTTGACCAGTGTTTAATAATGAAATTTCAGCATTAGAATATTGATTTGTTGCAAAATTGCCATACATTCCATTGGCAAAAATATAATAACCATATTCAACCTCAATTCTACGATTTTCCACGGTCTCCGTAGTTCTTGGTTTCGGTACAGTTATCGTTGTTGGCGAATCAGTTCTAAATTCGTAACCTTTAACATATGCTTTACCTGAACCCAAAGTGACATTAGCAAATGCTGAATTTGAAGAACTATCAGTGAGTTCTAATGGGAAATTTTTAATAACATAATCACCAGACTCATCTTCTGTTCTGCGGGCAAATTCATCACCCAAAGCGGCGTAAATTGGAGTATTAACGGTTTTCTGTGGAACACCATCTTGCATGGTTCCTAATTCCACAAACTGTTTTAAATCTGTGCTGCCGATTGGCCTTGTTGCCAATGTCATTAGAACTTTATAACGATCTGCACCGGGTGCTTGGAAGTTTGAAGAGCCTTGTGCTGGGTCGAGTAGAGTTGTATCTTCAGTGTAATCAATTAAATCTTCAGATACAGAAAAACCAACAATTGCACTTCCCTCACGGCTGTATTTGTTAACCGCCACGCTTTGTGGTTGCACCTTGACAAAAATTCCATCATAGTAAAATACACCCTCATTCACAGAAAATGATTGACAGTTTCCAGTAGCATTTGCCGAAGCAGTATTTGCGTAATATGTTATTGCTTGTGGGTTTGTATTTGAAGTGTAAATGGTTTCATTAACTGTAAATGGCTCACCATATAATTGATTAATAATAAATGTGATTGGTTCACCATTCGTTGCATCTGCGCCATAAGATTTTAAAACGTAAGCACGTTTTGTGTTGGCGGAATTTATAATTACTTGTTGATCAAAATTTAAATAAGAAATATCTTGATTTGAATAAGTTGAAGCAATGTTAATATAGGCTACATTTTGAATTGTAATTTGACCACCAGTAACCACGGATCCTGTTTTAAAAACATGATCACCAAACTTTTTGATTTGATCTTGTAGGGTAGTTTGAAGTTGTGTTAATTCACGGGCTTGAACAGCATTTCCCGGTTTAAACAAAACCCTATAATAATTTTTATCATCGTCAAAATCGTCGTAATAAGGATCTTGATTAAAATTTGTAGTTAGTGCCATTTATTAACCTTTAAAATCTGACAATAAGTTTGATATTTTCAGCTTGACCTTCTGCTCTGGTAATTTTCGTAACGTTTTCTGTATATAAAATATCACCAGAATATGGTTCGAATTCTGGATTTTGCACCGTTACAATTAAACGATCAGTAACACCAGAACTTGCTCCTCTTAGCGGTACACCAGTTCTAAATGTTCCTCGAACGTTTGTAAGTCTAATTTGATCAAATGTTTGATCAATAACTGAACCGTGTGCAACTGTATTTGCTGCTGTGGTATCATTTGGCAAGCCTTGATACGCAAATTCATCAATAGAATAGTTTGAACCAGCAGTTAAAGTTAAAACAGTTGCTTGTGAAACAACCGGGCTAGCATTTGCAGGTGATACAACAGTTGATTCACCATATTTATGAGGGTTTACAAATATACCATACTGTCTAAACGTAGTGTTCGCAGGTATTTTACCATTTTCAGTAGAATCGATTTCACCAATTCGTGAAACAACCATAATACTATTCGCACCCAATTCTCTAGCAGGATTATATGCGTGACCATATTTCATATCACGAATTACACGAATAGATGCATTTGAGCCTGTGCCATAAACAAAAGCATTGGCTCTGGAATAGTTAATTCCAATTGTAGTTACGGTTACTTTAGTTAAAAAACCATTTGCGTTAATTGATGCAGCAGCCACAGCACCCGTTCCATCACCATCAATAAAGATTCGTGTTGTCAGTGCAATTTGATTTGCTGTGGTGTTACCACCACCTGCTGATGTAGTTGCTGTAGATAAGAAGATGTTATTATTTGGAACATCTATTCTGGAAATGAATGTGCCAGGTGCTATTCCTGTACCCGAAACTGACATATTAGCCGCAACGTTTGTTGTGTTGGCCAAATTCAGTCTTGTGCAACCAGAAGAAAAAACAGGAATGACTGCTACATTATTCTCATAAAAACCAGAGCCAGTATTTTCAACAATGATTGTTGTAAGTTCACCATTAACAACACCAATTGGATTTATGTTGTAGTCTAATTGACTTGTATTAGTTGGTGCTGGAATCCAATCATCGGCCAGAAACTTGTTCGATGGTTTAACATTAAACATATACTTCCAAATATAGCCATCGGAAGTTGCGATATTACCATTAGAAGATGTGTAGTCTCCTGTTGGTTCTACAGTTGAATTTGCTGATGAATTGTTCGATAAGCATTTATAAACATTTCGATCAGATGTATAAACATACATCGGCTTGACATTTAGAGAGTTGTTACCAGTGAGCAACTCGTCCAAATCAATTAAATCATCATATTGTTTATATTTTGTATTTGCTGTCCAAGATAGTTTAGGTATTACAAGTTCAACATCGTTGCCAGTAATCTTCTTAGCAGCGATCATATTCTCCCACGCAAGTTTTTCATCATTAACTGAATCAACAATTAAATTTGGACTGCTTTCATTGGCATAAGGTAAATGATTGCCAATAAAAACATAACCAATTTCGGGTGCAGGCTCAAAGAAAGATTCTTTGAATTGAACCGCAGAGATATATGGTATTTTTTTAGTTGTAACTGAAGTCATAAATTATATTTATTGCTTGAATATGATTGCTGTTTGTGCGTTAGCTGTCTGATACCAAGACACAGGATTAAATGTAATGACCGCACCAGAGCCAGCACTGTTCGGCAACACATCTGGCGTGTAATAATATTCTCCAGCACCTTGAAGAACACTACTGCTATTTAGTGTGACTTTACGAATAGCTCCGTTACCTGGATAAACTTCAACAATCGCATTGGCTGCGGTATTTCTACCTGTAAACCCTACAGTAATCACAGCATTCGTCTGTGCATTCGCAACGGGAGTGACTGTAAACACTGCATTTGTGTATGAGTTACTATTTGCAGTAACCGTTACGAAAGCAGTTTGACCAGTATTAGCAGTTGTCGTAACTATCAGATTTGCCACATTTCTTGTATTGGCACTATGACCTATAATGAAAGATGCCACGGTTGATGGTGTCTGTAATGTAGCAGTAGCGGGATTGAGAATACCCACAACAATAATATCTGCACCGTTGGCATACAATCCAACATCATTTACGGTTGTTCTAACAATCGCACCAAAAGCGCCGTTAACCTCAACTGTACAATTCGCAACAAGATTCGCTGTTGCTTGTGTGGTTGAAAATACCACATTGCCGTTTACATAACCTGAGCCTCCAACGATTGGAAGAACTTGAGTGACTGACACTGGTGTAATGTTTGGTGTTACGGTTGTTGGAGGAACACGATAAAGTCCGACATCCGTAACTACTATCGACTGCATGTTAATAACACCATTTGATGGATATACTTGATAGGTTGCATTGGCATCTCGTACAGCAAGACCACCACTGAATACTAAGTAACCGTTCGCAAGGCTCTGACCAACAAATGTGTTAGCAACGGTGTTTGATGTAATCGAACTTATGGAGTTAGGTGAATTGTTCAAAGTCGCAGTAGGTGTGGACAGATACAATCCAGGATCATCAATTGTAATCTTGCGAATTTGTCCATCCAAAGGTTTCATTGTCAATGTAAATGAAGCATTGCCAACATTTGCAGTCGCCAGTGGTGTGCCTTTGTATAGACCACCACTTACCAAATGCACGTTGTATACAAGGCCTTGAGAGTTGACTACAATTATAGCATTTGCACCAACGTTGTCACTTCCCGCTCCACTAAATTGAACATATCCATTTACACCATATGCAGAAGCGTTTACAGTAATGGAACTTACTTGTGCAGATAATGGTGGGAATGTTTCAACACGAATTGTAGCGGGACGAGCAGGATTACCGCCAGAGAATACCAATACACCATTCGAATGACCGTTACCTGTGCTAGTTACAGTAACCGAAGAGATTACAACATTTGAATTAGTGTTTGGTTTGGCAGTCGGAGCAGATTGATACAAACCAGAATCAATCACTTCAACTGTATTGACTACAGTATTTGGGTGAACAATTAATCTAACATTAGCATCTCTTAGTGGATCGCCACCCGAGAATACTAACCAGCCGTTTGAGTAACCTTGTCCACGGACTGATATGCTAATGCCATTTGCATATACGACACGATGTGGGTTACTATCGGGTATCGCAATAGGTTTATTAGCGTACAAACCACCAGATAAAAGTGTTAGTGTTCGAATTGCACCATTTGAGCTGTACACTTCTACGTTTGCAACCGCTGGTATTGCTTCATCTGTACCAGAGAATGTCATTACACCATTTTCATAGCCAGAACCGGATGCTGTAATTGTAAGACTTGTAATCTGACCGCCACCATTTGAGAATACCAGATATCCGTTTGAATATCCAGAACCAGCATTTGCAATTCGTAGATTCGAAATATTTGATGTTGTAATTAAAGATGTATTGCTGACAATAGTATTGATTTTTCTAATCTCACCGTTCACTGCAATCATAGAACCTAACGACAGTATACCTTTTGCATTTGCGATATTATACTTTGTGCTGATACCAGTAACTACGACTCTACCATTTCCAACGTTGACTTTACCGGAGATTGTATTTGCTGAAAAACTTTCAACAGAGACATCTGTAAGTTCAACAATGTTTTCTCTATTGTAAAGAGCATAATTAACCATACCAACAGGATGCAGCAATTCCTTCAACATCGTCTTATACTTGCTGAATTCTGTTTGAGAAGATATTACATATGAGTAATCAACATAATAATCTTCACCTTGAATTTTTCTTTCAAAAGAAGAAATAATAGAATCTGAAGTTGTCCAACGACCTGGCGCTGAAGCGTAAGAACGTTCAATTTCTGCTGTGGCTGTCGCTGTGCCATCACCACCCACAATACTTACAGTAGGGTTATATTCGTAACCAGAACCTGGATTAATGACTTTGATTGAAATGATTTGGCCATTAGCAGTGAAGCCCGTTGGTACCAATCGCTCACCATCACCAACTAAAGAATCAATCTCAACATTGGCACCAGACCCGGTATTCGAACTAACAGAAATTGCTGGAAAAATACCTTGTGTATAGCCATATCCACCAAGTGGCCAACGGCCATAAACACCTATTTTCTTATTTGATGCGGAGTATGTAAATACGGACGAAACGGTAGCAATGGTGTCACTCGTAATTGAAGATACAATTCTAGATTCATTATTAATGTCTACAAGATCACCACCTTTTAAATCTTGTGTGAAGAAAGTTCCAGTTCCAATAATTTCATTACATGCTGATGAAACCTCACCTACACCACGAATACGACCGTTGGCCGAATCAATTCTTTGAATCGCACCACTAACAGAAATTTTACCAACGACAGCCGCCGCCATTTGACCATAAGTGCCAGGTGGGTTATTTCCAAAAGTGACCTCATCACCAATTTTATAGTTTGAACCACCATCATTAATTTTATAACGACCAATTGACTTTAAACTTTTTGAGTAACGAAATTTACCATCTGAACCATATTGTGCGCCAGCGGCATCTAAGAACGTAGAATTCTTTTCAGTTAATGGTACTGTGGTATAAAGAATTTTGACGTTGCTAATAGGACCAACAGTGAGTGTAACATAATTAAAAGCATTAGCAATTGAGTTTGCAACATTAATAAATGGTCTTGAAAACGCCGAACCAAAATTTGCATTAGTTATCGCCGATTGTACATTTAAATTTGAGATTACATCCGATGAAACTTTAAATGAGTTTGCAGCATTAGCACCTGAAGTGTCAATATTATCAACAACAACAGTCATAACTGTAAATGAATCGTTGCCGGAAACCGAAATTGGTGATGCGTTGGTAAATACTGCACCGCCGTGTACCACATTAATAGTATCAATTTCGCCAGTAATAACTCTTTCAACCGTACCAAAAGCATTAACTGACGCATTACCGCCGAATACGAAAACCGAATCACCTACACTATAATTGTTTCCCGCACTAACTACGTTGAAATTTCTTACGATAGAAAAAGTTGATGCACGAATATCAATTGATATATTATTTGTTTCATCGTTAATTGGTATAGTAACGATTTCACCATTCAAAAAATTACCATTTAGAGACTTTAGATTAATTAAAAGTTCAATTGGTAAACCCAAGTTCAAAGTGTCTGAAATAATTCTTCTACTTGCGGTCTCAATGATTGCTGACGCACGTGAAGTAATTCCTGTAACTTTTCGGTTGTTTAATAGCGTTATATCAAAATTTTCATACACAATTAATATTTCAGCATTGTTCGCAGGTGCGGCTACAAAATTTAATTGTCGATATTCTTTGTTGATAAAGTAATCGACATTAGGTATTTTGAGTACGTTATCTACAAAAATACTTACATCATTCACTCCCGATTTCTGCGCTAAGTAGAAAATCTTATTAGATCCATTACCAATGTAACGACTTGAAATATCTGGGTTGATTCTTAATTTATTATCTACTTGCCAATTACTGGCTGATGCACGAAGAACATTATTTTTTGGTAAAATTACATCAATGTCTTCACCAAAAACAAGTTGAAATAAAAGTTTAAATGAACTCTCAGAACCTTTTGAGCGATATAGAGGCAAAAGATGTTTGAAAAGAAGTGCTTTATTTGACTGTACGTTTAATGGTACTAAAGCACCATACGTATTATAAAAGTTTCTTTCAAATCTCTCCAAAGACTCGTCAACATCTCTAATGTTTCTTAAAGTTTTTGCTGTTGTGACTAAGTTATTAGACGTAAGCGCAGTGTTGGCCTGAGTTTCTAAAAACTCGTAGTATGCCTCCAGGAAGGTGATGAATTTTGGATATTCATCACGAATATATTCTGGTACTTGACGATTAACAAGTATCGATGTTTTTAAATCTGCGGACATTATACAGTTTCTAACGTTGTACTAATTGATGTTGGATCATCTTGATCTATTGTAATTATTGTATTTTTCTGCGTACTTATAATGCCTTTTTCCGACTCAATTGAAACACGTACATCACCATCAACAGATTGTGTTCCTTTTATATTGATGTTTGAAATCGTAATAACACCAGTATCATAGTCGATTTCTCCGGCATTTTCATCAACCACTTGTCTTTGAGCGAAAGAATCATAGTAAACCGTACGAATTGTACCGGTTTTTCCATCAATTACTGCTGAAGCGGTAGCACCATATCCACCTCCACCAGTAATTGTAACAGTGGCACGTGTATAATCGATGCCACGATTCGTTACTTCGATATTTTGAATTCTACCATTAACTATGACCGCCAAAGCGTTTGCACCAACACCATCACCTTCAATCGTAATCGTAGGTGTGGAGGTAAATCCAGCACCGGGATTAGTAACTTGAATGGATGAAACACCAGAGAAAGATTGTGGAATTTCATCGAATTGAACTTCACGGTCAACACCACTTGCATCTGTAACTGTAAAAATTGTCGATGTTAGTTTGTTACCAATTGTACCTCTACGCAATGGTGAATTAAAATTAATAGTATAAGGTGTAGATGCATTCAAAGTTGGAATAAATCTTTTTTGTAAACGAACCGATATTGATGAACCTATAATAGAGTTCGTGTCTACCGAATCAATTGAATCCTGAACTTTTGAAAGTATAAACTGCGAATCGAATTTATCTAAATTGGCTATCTTATACGTTAGAATTGCGTTTCTTATTGAAGTTTTTAACTGCTGTTCTGTTAGGGCAGTTTTTCTGACATCATATGTAACTGTCGGTGAAACAAGTAAATATAAGAATTCGGGGTCACGTATTACCGCTTGAATAGCGACAATTGCTTTTGGCTTAATAATTTCATCAATAATTCTTTGCTTTTCTGTATCAGACAGAAAATAGTTTTCTCTAGTTTTAAGTGAGATGTAAACAACACCAAATTTAGGTGGTGTCTCATCCTCTCCACCCCAAACAGAAACAGAATCAACCGCTGGATAGTTTTTCTGTATAAAAGCCTCATAATCTGAAAATGTCACCAAACGGTTTTGTGTTGTAAATTGTAAAGGTGCAGCGAATTTAATATTATCTACAGATTCTCTTTCAGCACCACCAGCGGCTTCACTTATAGGGTCAATTATAAAATCTGTGATTGTATTGTTCAGGGAGTCACTAAGTGTTTGACCAGCGTCTACAAAGTTGTTTGCTTTATTTGCAGCAGTTCCATTTGTGACAAGATAAGTCACATTAACAATTGAGCCATCTGGAATTTTTCTACCAATTACATTATCACCAAAGTAGATTTCATATCTTTGATTTTTTCCTTCTTGCAAATAAAACACTTCAGACTGTGTTGTTGTGTTACTTGCATCAGCCGCATAAGTGTAGATAAAAGACTGTGTATTGGTTGAAGAAGGTTGTACAGAAACGGTAAGCGTTGTCGTGTCAATTTCTGAATCAGGTAGCACGAAAATCTGCTTTGGATTTGTGGCGTTATTTTGATTAAACGAATATGTGGCTAATTGACCCTCATAAATTGGAAGGTTTAAAAAGGTAAACGAAGTGTTTGACTTCGTTGCTGTAACCTCGTCCAACGTTACGAATGAATAACTAATACCATCTATTTCATTGGAAAGAAATCTAAACCCTTTAGGTATTGTTAATGCTGATTCTGTGGTCGAGTTCGTATTGGCTGTAAAATTAATAACAGCACGTGACGCCTTTCTTGAATACGGAACATATCCTAAAACTTTAGAGTGTGAAATAACCGATTCACGCAACAGAGCCGTATCCATGAAGGACTCATTTGCGACCATATTCAAATAATATGCTTGATAGTGAGTATTGTATGCTAAAATATCAAGTAAAACGGATAAACCTGATCCTTCAAAATCATAGTCGGTGAATTCAGATTGCTGATTCAAAAAAGTTTTTAAATTTTCCTTGATCGTATCAAAATCAAGTTCAGTTACTCTTAGTCTGTCTGCCATTTTTATCTAATTCTTTCCAAGAAGAAATCGATGGTAATTGGATTTGGTAAGTTTATAATTGTAAAAGTTAAAGATACAGCGTACAGATTTTCATCTGGTGAGGGCTGTGCCCTAACATTGGTTATCGAAACTCTTGGCTCGTAGTTTAAAATTGTCTCCGCTATTGCTCTTTCTAGCTGTGAACCTATTAGAGGATCAACATTTTCGAATAAAAGTCCTCTGACAGATGAGCCTATTTCCGGTCTAAAGGGCTTTTCGTAAAAATTTGTTGAAATTAAATTTTTGACGGAGTTAATTATCGCAAACTCATTGATGTGTTTAGTCACATCTTTCTTAACTGGATGAACGTTAAAATTCAAATCCAAATCTCTGAATACTCTTTCAGATGAAATGGAAGGACTTCTTGATGTTATTGTAGTAGCCATCGTTTATTTATTCAACCGGCAAAAACATTTGGTGAGCCAGAAGCCACGGCGGTGCATCCTCCAATTCCATCACCAACACGACCAGCACCTCTACCATTCACTTTTACTGTGCTTGAGCCAGACGAAATTGATGCTACATGCACCGAACATGGGTTATCATTTGGTATTAGATGTGGTGTGTTAATATGTCCCTGACAACTCCAAGGTATACCGTTCACCAAAACATTTGTCGAACCTTGGGCTCTCGATGGTGTTGAACAGTGTGTAATGTCCATATCTCCAATTCTACATGCTGCTGGCATAATTTTCTCCTATTCTGCCGGTTCAACCCAACCGGGTGGATCTGAAATATAAGTTGGTGTAATAACATTTCCAGAAGCATCTTGACTAGTTGTGCCTGGAGCAATTGATTGTACAAGTGACTGTAATCTAGTAAAATGTCTGGTAGGTATTAAATGCACCATTTGAGTAAATTCAACAGTTTCTCCCTGTGCTGTAAAAGTATAAGTTACATTTTTTTCTGGCGTATCTTCTGGATAAAACTTTACAATATTATTCCAGCCCGTGTTCGACGTACTTGAAGGTGCCTTTGCTGCAATTAACGCAGAATATGAATTATACGTGGTCACCTGAAAGTCACCAGTTGGTTTTGATTCGGAGCCATAAAAACTAGATGCATTTGGGTCATAATTATTTGTATTAATTACTTGATAAACATCCCTTGTTGTTAAATCATCTCCGTATTTTCCAGACAGAGTGTAAGTTGTTAAGTAAAACTGCGCCAGAGTACCAATAAGAATACAACTGGTATTTGTCATTGTAACGCCAGTTATTACGCCTTGTGTCGATAGTCCTTTATCCGCTATGACATTAACAAACGAAACATTTACTGGTATACCCATATCAACACTGGTTTTTGGATGCATAAACTCTACGGTTTCCCCATCGGGTATTACTCTAAACTGTGTACCATATGTTGATAACGCCATTTTTACAAAGTTCCTCTTTTCATTAACTCTTGAAATCTTGGCATCCAAGATTCTATTTCTTCATGATCTTCTTTAGTATGTGGTGGCGGTGGCATATATGGATTGAATTTAATCACCGCATCAAACTTTTTTGGTATGTCTTCCCAACGTTCATAAGTTTTCAATTCACCATTCAATAAAATAATAAATTCATGTTTCATGATTAGTTCAACCTAATTATTGATCCTTGTATAGTCATTGTACCACCAGATTTAATTGATGCTGTGCCGCTTGCTTGAATATCTAAAGTTTGACAAGTGGCTCTGAGTCTTTGAGTTACAGCCAGTGTCGCATTCTTTTTAATTGTTCCGTTTAGATTACCATCAACTGTGGCAGTAACATCACCTTTAACCGTGGCAACGACATTCTTATCGACTTTAATTGTAGCATTTTCTTTTACATAAACTTCAGCGTCACCTTGCACTGTAACAAAACACTTGCCCATGATGTAAACACGGTCATTGCCCATTACGATTTCGTAGTTATCTTTTGTAATCTTTTCTACTTTATCGCCGTTAGGAAACCATTCTTGAAATGAACCATTACGATGTGCTAGATGAATTCGTTCTTTACCAACAGTATCATCAAACTCCATAATGTGACCTGATTCAGTTTCAGTTACATTATTGTAAGGATACTTTGCAGCATACTGTGTTGTCGGTTCTGTCCAAGTTGAAGTTGCAGTTGGCACAGATTTAACTATATTATCTTTGCGTTCTTGTATAAACGTTCTTGACATGTTCTCATCATTGCGAGCCAATCGTGATGTTGTCGGCTCATCCAATATTTTAGGATAAAGAGATGCTCTACTCTCTTCTGTGATTTGTATGCCTGAGCCGTCTGTTTTATAAGACTTAGATTTTGGCGGTCTTGGCGAAGATGACAGTTGCGAATCAGTTCTAGGATCAGTAAAAGGGTCTTGTCGATTTGGTGCTTTCAAAGGTATACCAGGAAGTCCACCGATCATCACCGGCTCTTGAGCATTTTCACCATCAACAAAAAAACCAAAAATCATATCACCTTCTTTAGGTGCATACACAGTTGAAGAGTTCACAGGAATAACTGGAACCGCCCACGGTAGCATGTTTGTAGGAAGTTGCATTTTGTTTGCAGAATGCCAACCAACGCAACGAACACGACAACGGCCTAACTTTAAAGGGTCGTTTCTATCTTCAACAACTCCAATCCACCAAATAAAATTTGCCCTACCGGCAAAATCATATGCACTTTCGTTCATTTATGTCCTTTTAAGTATTTCATTTTGCTGAGGATTACTTGTAAAGACCTCATTATCATTTGTAGAATCCGTCGCTATTTCAATTAATGTTTCGTGCTTATTATGTGTTATTGTATGTCTTGCTGCCACAATTAAATACTTACCGTTTAAAGTCATTTCGCTGTTTTCGGAATTCTTAGTTTTATTTTTAAACCCAGAAGTTAAAACATCAACATTAAATCCAGAGGTTAGTTGAAAGTTTCCTGGCATTACAACTTTTATTCTTTTTGCGACTAAGTTTTTAAAGATGGCCTTTCTTTGAAAAACAAAGTTTTCATATCCTTCTGTTTTTGAAATTGATTCCGGGTCATACTTTTTAATGTATGAACTATTTTTTCTATTTGTACCAAATATACTCAACACCTTTCTCGAATCAACAGAGGTTAAATTCGTTGTGTTGTCTCGGTTAAAAATTTCAGTTCTATTTGGGGTTTTATTTAAATGATCTACCGAATCATAGTGATCATCAAATGTAAAGTTTTTTTCACCCAAACTTCTTGTAATAGGATCAAAACCTATAAATTTTCCTGCATTTACGCCACTTCTTATTCTTTCGATTGAATCATTTTGGACTATCATTTCATAACTTCTTGCACTGCTCATCTCAGATAAGGCATCATTATTCGTTAAGTTTTTTGGGCCAAAATTAATTTTTAGTATTGAATCTTTCTTCAATAGACTAGACAGAGAAATAAAATTATAACCAAAGATGTTGGAAAAGAAGAGAAAACTGGGTGCATTTTTATTGTCAACCGAACGTTTTGCACACCATTCTATTGCTTCCAATGGAGGTAAATTTGGTATGACAACCTTTCTAACTCCAAAAGAATCTTCAATCGCACCCTTGTCAATGTTTTCTAATTTTAAATATGTGTTTAAAATTTTCTGAACAATATCTGAGTAAGTAGATTGATAACTTTGATTAACTTTTTGTTGAGAAGAAAAAACGAATTCGTCGGCAACAAAATGTAAAATGTATTTTTCGGCCGATTGATTCACATTTCTTCGATCAGTCTGTTTGTATATTCTAAAAGATTTTTTAAAAGATAAAAAACCCGAACTTTTTTCTATATCAAAAAGTATAACTTCAGAACCATCAAATCTAAGAGTTTTGGATAGTCCCACTGCATCCGTAATCAATATGTTACCAGACATCATCGGCATAAACAACGAATCGTAAATATTAATTTCATCATATATGGCAGAAACATCAATACTTCCACCTTTAGATATGATAGAAATTTGTTTTACTTTAAACTGTAACGAATCTTGTAATGTTATCATTCTCTAATAATCTGAATGAATTCTTCAAAAACATCAGCCGCAAATTCTGGTTTTAATAAACGAATTTTTCTTTTATCCTCATTCACCTGCATTTCATATTCATAATATGTAAGTTTTTCTTTTGAGACAGTCTCAGTAACAGTTTTTCCACTTTGTAAGGTATATGTGTTTGTACCTGTTATAACATTAGCATAAGCATTTGCGGTTACTTGTACCTTTTCATTGATAGTTTTGCTATCTGGAGATATTGCTGTGGATGCTCTTGTGTTTATTTTATAATAAGAATGTACATTATTTTGGCTTTGTGCCCACTGCAAACCAGTTTGAACTGTAGTGTTTGCTGCTCCGTTTGCAGCATACTTTTCATTTACATATTGTATGAAGTTAGGATAACTTAAAGGCCAATCATATTGGGGGTCAATGATGTCATTAAACATCAAAACCATCCAATGCCTTTCGGAACTGCCGTAAAGTTTATATGCTATCGATTCTGGTGTGTCTGAATCTTTTATTTCGTAAGGATAAAAAACATTTGAGTTCTCTTTTAAAGAGTTCTCAAAAGAAAAACGAGATATAATATTGGTTACAATATCAAGCGCATTTTCATTTTTGTTATCAACTGTATAAAAGGTTGATGGAAAATAATTGAAATAGTTTGCCATTGCTTATCTTTTACCAAATATTCCTTGTTTCATCTGTTCAACAGGTACAACAGCCGCACTAAAGTCTTCTTTAGTAATGTATGTTGTTTCTCTAAACTGAAGTGTCAATTGAATACCAACTGGCATACCTGTGCGGCCTAAGTCAGGATTATTTTCACCGGGAACTTCATATGCAGACCATCCTCTAGGTGTGTAATTCACTTGTAGACTTTCCAAAACACACGATGCTATCGGTGGTATGTTTGGATTTTGACGACCTGCATAGTAAAATTGAATGTCAAACTCTGATGGTGGTATCAAAAGACCAGACTGTTTACCAGAAATCTTTTCCAATTCTGGTGCTTGATGAAATCTAAAACGTTCAATAATTTTTTGCACTTCTAGTGCTTCTCTCTCATCACGTGGCCAAAAGAAGAATTCAAATTGAAACTGACGAAAATCTGGTGAATTGTAAATTAATTCCAACATCGGGTTAACAACTCGTCCAGTTACACCGAATACACCTAAACGTGTTGTGTCTTGTGCGCCAGTGACACCACCAATGACTCTTTCACCTAATGCTTGAAGCGCACCAGTTTTCTTGATCGCTTCCAGTGCTGCTTTACCACCACCCTTTTGATAAGTTTCAGTTAAACCTGGCAAAGCAACTAATGCTTGACCCAACAACTCTTTACCTGGTGATAGTCCATCATATGATTGACGACTATCGAATTGAATCGTGTCAGGCATGTAGAGAGCAATTGACTCTGATGTAAACTGCGTCTTATTGACAAATCCAAAAGGTGTTTTATCAGTGATTCTTTTAATTGAACTTGTAATGTTATCGTTTACTTTTTGTTCACCAGACAATGAAACCTGTGGAGGATTATTTGATCCAATCCAACTTTCAATTCCACCACCAACTTTCTTGCCAACTTTTCCGCCATATTTGCTAATTGTCGATGTTCCGGCTGAAATTAGATTTTCAACTCCTCGATTTATTTTGTCACCAAAAGCGTTTTTTACCTGGCTTCTAGAGACTCTATCCGAAACAGAAACACCTCTTCCTAATTGTTCTTGAATTGCTTTTTCAGAGTTTGAATCGAATACTTGAGCACCACGGTAAGATGCTGAAAACTGTGTTTCTTTTTGCTCACGAACAAAAAAGATCATGTAATGACCTTTGTCTGCACTTCCAACATCTAACGGATACTTTAGAGAATTTTGTTTGAAGCCACCACCAACTGCGTCTAGTGCGGACAAAGGTCCGTATTCACGACGATCTTCGTAGTTAAATCTGATGTCTGATAGACCGAAAAATGCCATGTGAGAGATTCCTGT